TCACAGGGGATCAAAATCCGATTCCCGACCCGTACCGCCGGGAAGTCCGGCCGGTGCGCTAAGTCATATACGGCGTCTGCGCACAGGCCGAGCGCAGCGGCGGCCTCCTGGACGTTGTACGCGATTTTTTCCATAGTGTCCTCCTATCCTTATTCGTCGACCGTCCCGACGTCTACTCCGTCCTTATCAATCAAATGCTGGATGCCATCTGCATCAGTGACAACGGTTAGAGCGTTTTCTGCTATCTCGGGGAACACCGACTTAAACGCTTCATGAGCGGCTTTTCGACCTGACTCGGTGTGGCGCACCAGGTCGATCCAGTGCGCTTTGACGGCGTGCGTCAGTGGGGCGTCTATTTCATACTCAACCCATCCCGCGTTACGAGGGTCTTTATAATCCAGATTGTGGGCAAAGACCATCTCGGAAAACAGTTTCTCCGTTGGGTCGAGCTCCTCCCTCACCTGTTCCGGATCTCGGTTGCAGAGATTACACAGGTCATCCAGGGTAGCCCCAGTGCTTTGCCAAAAATCCAGCGCAAGGCAAATATCCTTTCCTACTTCGGCAAGCTTACCTTCCGCAGCACGGTATTCCTCCAGCAGTTTTGACAGGCGCTGTGTACCAAGAGGGAACGATATACCAGCGGACTCCGCTTTTCTCAAACTCCTATACAAAGCGCGCATTTCCTCTCGCTTTTCTGTGAGCTCCTGGCTAGCTGCGCGGGATTGAAGACGGTAGAGAACGAGCAGCGTTGTTGCGTCTCTTTTTGCTTGTGGGAGACGTCCTTGCATGGCGGCAGCACCGGATCTGCCGAGATATTCATACGCCTTGAAATCAATTACGTCCTTATTCATCTGGCTTGCTCCGTTCCTTTCCCGACAGATACTCCGTACTTTACGGCCATTTCCTTGACGATAGCGATGTAAATCTCAATCAGCTTCGCGTCATCGGCGATCACGTCTACCTTGTTGAGCTTGTCCCGCTTGGACTTGCATACACCCTCGTCCGCCATCCGGCGGCGCTTGTTGGTCAGCCTGGTTTCCAGCGAGACGCGCGCCCGTTCATCCACGAGCTGGAACACCTCAGCGTTGACCTCCTGATAGGCTCCGCCGCCGCCCCTGGCCTGTGCTACCTTCGCCAGTAGCCGCCGGCACTCCTCCCGCCAGGAGTTGGGGCTGAGCACCACCACATCACGGATACCGTCCACTTTCTGGTTCACCGCCTCAATCGCCTTGTCCTGCTCCTTCTGCTTCAGCTCGGTCTTAGCTACGCTATCAAAGATGGCTTTGAACATCTGCAATTCCGGTGAAAGCGATGTCAGATCCGGATTTACTGTTGCCAGCGTATCCGGGGTCATGTAGGCCCCGTGCTTGCGGATGGAAGGGAGGACATCATCAAAAATCCAGCTCTCAAACTTGTCTGCGCCAGGAAGCTCGGACTTTGCGGCGAGGCGGTAGATGTCGCCCTCTGGGATGAAAAGCATTTCAATAGTCTTATCCGGGGACTGCGGATGGGGTATGCCCCGTTTCAGGGCACACTTACAGTGGCGGTCAATGGCGTTCTGGGGTTTCGAATATCCAAGCGCCTTCGCCACATCAGACCCACAGAACAGCACCTTGCCGTCCTCCTCGATGGTGCGGATCTCCCCAAACTCAGGGTTGTTGAAAATCATCAGTTCGTTCATTTTGCTCTCCTTTCCAAATAGTCGATTCTATTTATCATTCCATGTAGTGATTTTTAATCACCTTCCTCGCAAAAAAAATTTGCTCGCGCTCATTTCTATCCAACTGGAGCGCTTCACAGAGTGCGACAATCTCGCTAGCCTTAAACTCGCTTAGGTTTTCAATCTTTTTTTGAAGCCCGTAAGGAGTAATTCCAATGCAGTCCGCAAGAAATTTGTATTTCAGCCCCCTCTTGTCTACGGTCTCTCGAAAAAGCGCTGTGTTTGTCATAATCGCCACCCCCCTTCGCCAGGTGATTAAAAATCACACTAAAACCATACCATGCGTGTGATGAATTGTCAACAGCTTTTTTTGTTTTCATAAAAATAAGTTGACAACTAATCACATCAATGATATTATAACGTCAACATTAGTTGACGTTATAGGTGCTCATAAAGGAGTGGTTATTTTGGAATTGGGCGAAAAAATACGACGCCGCAGGTTGGAACTTGGAATGTCTCAAGCGGATTTGGCGGATGCTCTGGGCTACACAAACCGGGCCACAGTAGCAAAAGTGGAGAGCGGAGTGAATGATTTGACACAGTCCAAGATTGAGCGGTATGCAGAGGCCCTTAGAACAACTCCGGCATATCTAATGGACTGGACAGATGATCCGTACGACTACGACCTTGATCCGGATGGTCGATTCGATTCCATATCAAAACCGTTACTTGAGGAACTAATGGATCAATATCACAATGACGCTGAGGCTGTGTGGCACGCATATGAGAATATGCAGACGGCTAGTCTTATGGATGCGTCGAAAGAATACAAAGCGCCCATCCATGAGGGCGATTCTAAAATCGAGAATCCTGATATTCGAATGATTGCCCGCGCCGGGCAAAAAATGACACCGGATCAGGCAAAGAACCTACGGAAATACGCTGAATTTATGTTCCCGGAGGCTTTTAAGGATGACAACACCTGAACGACGCCAGGTTTTGTATAGCAAAATGTTTCATTTTATGAAGTGCCACAAGGTAATAACGGTTCCCGTACAGCTTGATGAAGTATGCGCCAGTGCAGGTATCGAGCTCGTGCCCTTATCTGAAATTGTCCGCGGGACGGGCTTGCCAGAGAACGCCGTATTTTCAATTTGGGGCAACACAGACGGGGCTGTAAACTGCTATCAAAACCGATATCGCATCGCCTATAACGATAACCAGCCAAGCGGACGCATCCGGTTTACCATAAGCGAGGAAATTGCTCATATTGTGTACGGTCATGTGAACGACCCAGCCTTTAGTCTTTTCCATCAGGACTATTCAAACGAGAAATATGCCCAATATGATGAAGAGGCTCGTCTGGGGGCGGGTTTCCTAGTGTGTCCGCCCAAGTTCTTCTACTCTTATGACAAGTTCTTAAAGCCAGAACACCTGACGCGACTTTGCGGGATCTCACTCCCCTGCGCAGAGGCTCGGCACAACATATTTACCAGGTACAAAGCTGAGATTACATCGAATCTAGCATATCAATTTTCTGTAATCCCGCAATCATCTCTAAATGTTAGAAACGTAGTAGGATTTTAGGAGGCATTTTCTATGTTGGATGAAAAAGATTTGCAGGCAATCGCACAGCTTATGGCGCAGCAAAGGCGCGATATCATGCAGGACGTAAAAACTCTGCTTGATACAGAGGTTCAGACGAAATTCAATCTACTGGCCGAAGGTCAAGAGGAAATTCTACGCCGGATGCCTAGCGAGGACGATATGGACATCATTGACGGACGGCTGGATACGTTAGAGGCTATCGCCAGAAAGCACTCCCGTGAAATTGAGGAGCTGAAAAAAGCGCAATAAAAATACCGCCCCCGGTGCTGGAACACCAGGGACGGCCATAGAGGGGGCAGATTGCTTTGCGGGCGCTCTGCCCTTCTATTTTAAACAGAATAGGGGGAAAAGTCAATGGCGAGAAAATCGGCCGCCGGGAGCGCCACAATCCGTAAAAAGACCGTGACCCGCGGCGGGAAGCAGTATACCTACTGGGAGGCGCGGTACACAGTCGGGCGAGACCCAGGCACCGGAAAGCAGGTGCAGCGGAGCATCACCGGCAGGACGCAGAAGGAGGTCGCCCAAAAGCTCAAGGCCGCCACGGCGGCCATTGACACGGGCACCTATATCACTCCGGCCAAAATGACGGTTGGGGCCTGGCTCGATGTGTGGGCAGCGGAGTATCTCGGCAGCGTGAACCCCGCCACCGCTACCAAATACAGAAGCCTCATAAAAAAGCACATCAAGCCGGCCCTCGGCGCGGTGTCTCTCCCTGAACTCCGCCCCCACATAATCCAGCAGTTTGTCAACAGTCTGGGCTCACTCTCCCCGGCCTCCGTCCGGCTGGCCTATAAGGTTCTGCACCAGGCGCTGGAGAAGGCGGTCAAGCTGGAGTACATATCCCGCAATCCGGCCGCGGACTGTGAACTCCCCAGAGCAGAGCGCACGGAAATTCACCCACTCAGCGACGAACAGGCCGCAGCGTTGCTCCAGGCCCTCAAGGGTAGCCGTTTAGAGCGACTGGTCTCCGTGGCCCTGTTCACCGGCTGCCGCCTCTCGGAGCTGCTGGGCCTGACCTGGGACTGCGTGGACTTTACGCATGGAACTTTGCTGATAAATAAGCAGCTTGTCCGGCCCGAGCACCGAGAAAAGAGCGGCCTTTTTATCTCTCCAAAGAGTGGGAAAAGCCGGACAATCACGCCTGCGCCTTCAGTGCTCAGCACTCTAAAGGAGCAGCGAAGGAAGCAAGCTGAACGGCAGTTATTGGCTGGGCCCTTATGGGATAATCCTCACCAATTTGTGTTTACCAATGATATCGGTTGCCCCCTTTGCTTGTCAACGATCGGTGTTCAATTTCGTGCCGCTTTAAAATCCGCCGGATTGGTTGGTGTCCGTTTCCACGACCTCCGGCACACCTATGCAGTCAACGCCATTCGGGCCGGTGATGATATCAAGACCATCCAGGGCAACCTCGGACACGCCAGCGCAGCCTTTACTCTGGATAGATACGGCCACTTCACGGAGCGCATGAGGCAGGACAGCGCCGCCCGCATGGAGGATTTCATAAAGGCCAATTTTGGCGCGTAAGGGAAAACATAAGGGAAAACAGGCCCGCAGCTCGGCAAAAAACCGGCTGCGGGCCTTGATATTTCTAGCTTTTTGATTTTTGCCTTCTTGGAACCATATGGTTCCAGGCATTTTTATGCGACAGGCAGGCTAGTCCCGCACCATCTTCTCCAGCTCCTCCCAGGTGGGCCCCAGCTTCTCAATGTCTCCCCAGGTGGCAAAGCGCTCCTCCATGAGGGCCCAGGTGATGTACCAGTAGACATACCGTATGTCCAGATGGCAGGGCAGAATATCCTCCAGGATGGCCCTCATTGATTCAAACCCGTCCGGGATGCCTGGTACATCGGGGAACCGCACCTCCACAACGCCGGGCGTTTCCGTCTCGCTGGCCACGGCGTTGAGGCCGCAGCCTTTTAGATTATCGTTGATCGCCGTCAAGGTAAAGCTGTCCCCGCCGATGCGCAGCAGGG